ATTCTTATATCTGGATCTCATTGCGAAGATAAGTCCAGTAGGACCACTCATTGGTTGAACACCAGCAAGGTCATAAGCGACCAAGTTAGGCATTGCTCTTCTAATCAATGAGATTAGAACTGGGTCGAAACCAGCAACAGGACCACCAGCTTCGGCAGTACCACTGAAACCAGGCTTTCCAGCTACTGATCCAGTATTGTTTGTTGGTTGCTCGGTGAGCATTGTAGTGCCATTTTCAAATGCACTTTGCTCTCTTAAAAATTTTTCTTGGTTTTCTAACAGGACTGCGGTAACGGCCTTTCTATGATTATCCTTAATAGGGTCCATGCCCTCGTAATCAAGTAAAGGAGCCCACTTTTCCTGCAGTTGTTCTGATTGGAACATTTGCTTTAGTTAATAGGTTTACTTAAATTTTGAAATCAGTTATTTTGTTAAACCACGTAGAGTGTTCATATATGAAGCCATAGAACCTGATACATCAGCACCAGCATGATCTACACCTTCTGATAGACTCTCGGATTTAGCATTTGGAGATACACTCTTTGTAGGGAAATAAGATTCCTTAAGTGTCTCCAACTTATCACGATAAGATTGCTCACTTGCAAACTCTACACTTTCGGAAAGTGAGGCGAGCTTCTCTTTCTGAGTGTCTGCAAGACCTTCAGAAACTGATTCGAGGATTCCGTTAGCAACTGACTCACCGAGTCTGCTGTTTAGGGAAACGTTCTTCTCAATTTGCTCGTTGAGTTTTGTTTCCATTTCATCTAGTTTTTCTACCATACTCTCAAGTACATCATATTTTTCTTCAGGGATAGTTACATAATGTTCTTCAAAAAGACCTTTTAGACCAGTCATAAAGGATTCTGTTAATTCTTCCTTAAGACCCGCCTCTACTGCAAGTTGATTCTCAGTGAACCACTCGTCAGCAACATATTCTAGGTAGGAATCAACACGCTCATTAAGTGCTGATTTGATTTCGGTTACTTCCTCAAGAAGTTTTGCTTCGTACTCAGCATCAAGAACTTCCTTGATTTCAACAACCTTACCTTTGATTGCTGCTTCAAGAATTGTCTTTGCCTTTTCTCTAAACTCTTCAGAAAGTTCTTCACCTTCTACAAGAGCTTTAACATCATCATCGATGCTTATCTCTGTGTATGCAGGTGCTTCAGCAACAGGTGCTTCTTCTTCCGAAACTACTTTTTCAGTTGCTGCAGGTTCTTCTGCAACTACTTCATTAGTAGTAGACTCTTCCTCTTCTATTACAGGTGCGTCGGATTCTTCCTCTTCCTTCATGCCCTTCATTGGCTCTGCTGGCTTCGCACCCTTATTAACTACGTCTCTAACTTGCTTCAAAGTTCCACCTGCTGGCTTCAACTTTGCAGAGTCATTAGTTGGACTGTAGTTATCTGGAGTAGGTCCACCTAAATCTTCCACCTGCGGTGAGTTATTTGGTGTTGACACGTTGGAAGCGTTGCTTCCAGCTTTAGGTAATGCATCTCCAGCTGCTGCGTTTGCATTTACAGCAGTTTTGGATTGCTTCGTGCCTACTTCCATTTCTTGTAATTCGTTGCCACTAGACATTTGAGTAATCTCCGATTTCCTGTAAAAAGTTAAAATCTATATTTATTTATAAACCCAGTATTTACAATGAGTTAATAAACTCATTAAAAAGACTTAATTTATGTTCTTCGAGTCTTTTTTGGGTAGCAAGAGACTCAATCTTGTTTTTAGTTTGGTTAGCAATTTGCTCACGGAATGTATTTCCTTCCCAGATCCATTCTTTACCTTCCATAATACCCTCAACAAATGCATCGGGTGCAGAAGGATCAGCGACTATATCTGCTGCTGTTGCTAACATAAAGTCATCACCCACAACATTAAATCCCTCTTTGGTAGGTTTTAATGAACCAATACCACGAGATGAAACACCGAGTTTTACTCCCTCTTTAATTAATGAAGATGCAATGGAACCCATTGGTGTATCTAGAATCTTTGCCCTACCAATAAAATTAGAACCACTTTCTTTTAGTGAAACAATTTTATGTGAAACTCTATCGAGATTTACAGTTGGACCATCAGGATGACCTAATTCTCCAAGTGCTCTTCCAGAAGTAATATTAGATTCGTTATATCTGGCAACTTCACGCTGTAAAGTTTCCATAGGATACATTCTACCATTACGGTTTTTAATGTTTCCTTGTAGAAAGATACCTTCTATATAAAGGTTTTGCTTCCCATTTTTTAGTCTTTCAGTAATAAATTCTACTGATTCTATTTCTTCTCTAATAAGTTTCATTGGGAATCATTTACGTCCTATAAAATTTATTTATAATTACTGATCAGCCGATGCCTTTTCAGCAGCAACTTCTCCACTAATATGAGCAGCATTATCATTAACAGCATCCTGCACTTCCGCTTCAGATTCTGCATCTGCACTAAATGTTTGTGCTGCTACTTCAGGTTTTGTAGCATCAATCTTTTCTGCTGATTTAGCAAAAAGAATATCCTTAATCTTATCACTTACTGCTGCTGGTGATTCATCAGCAATAATCATATCCATTAAATCATTAGTTATTTCAGGCATGGTAAAATAATAGTGTCGCCATTTTATTTATACACTATCTGCAGCGTTGTAATTTGACTCCATAATCATCGCAAATAAAATACGTTTCATATAATTTAAATCTGCTGTTGATTCTTGTTGATGAGATGGTCTTGCACCTGAAATAGGTCTATTTTCATGATAAAAGACCACTGAATTATACAGAAGTCTTATCTCACTTTCTTTTAAATTTATATTAAAAATATGATCTTCACTACTATCTCTAGGGATAGGCACTAGATTTCTCCACCTTTCGGTTTAACTATATTAGCATCCATAGTTGTTGCTTTAGCATCTACATCCATTGATCTTAATGCAGCATCGGGTTCACCTTCAGTAGCACCAAGTTGAGTTGGATCAACAGGTCTCATTCCACCACTACCTTCTGGATCTAACATCATTTCTTGATCAATTGCCATTGGATCAGCAATAATACCATCCTTAATCTCTTTTTTAATTATCTTATCCTGTTCTAGTATTTCCTCATCAGTTTGACGTAATACTCTACGACGAATCCAATCTTGAGAATAATACTTACCAACATAAGGTTCAACAGTAGCAAGCAAACCTAATCTTTCATTCATTAGTTCTGCTTCTTTTAATTCAGTAAAGTGATTATCGTATAAGAAATCGAACTGAATATGCTCACTCATTATCTCCCAATCTTCAGGAGTGACAATGTTCTTAAGCAATAACTGGGTTCTCAAGAAGTCTATGAATAGACCAGAGAATCTCTTTCTTAAACGACCTACAAACTTACTAAATTTAACCTCATCTCTTAATATCTCTGAGGATCTTCCCAAGTTGAATCCTCCCTCTCCGTCCATTCTTGATGAGGGTACATTGAGCGACCTATATAATTTCTTTTTGAAGTACTCAATATCCGTGATCTCCCCCAAGTTTTGACCTCCAGGAAGAGTAGAAATTTCAGTTCCACGCCCTCCCTCTCTTCGAGGTAGCCAGAAATCTTCCAGCATCGCCATGTACTTTTTGTCATCTCGGATCTCTCCTGTGCCAGCGTCGTATACAAGTTTGTTACGATATCTCATCATCACGTCACGGAGATATTGCTCTGCCTTTACTTTCGGTAGATTGCCAACATCAATATAAAAAATTCTTCGTTCTGGAGCACGGGATATTCTGTATATAACCAGACTATCCTCAATCATTCTAAGTTGATTGAGTGACTTAATTGCTTTGTGTAGATATGATAGTGTTGTTCCGTTGTTTCTGTTTACTAGTCCACTCGTTGCATAAGCAATCGAGTCTTTGGTCATTTTAATTCCAGCAGCCGCTCCACCACCACCTGCCATGCTACCTGCAGGGTAACTAATTTTAGGATTGTATATAAAAAATTCTTCTGTTTTAGGAAACTCATAATCCATAGGATTATCGTCATTTAATCTAGAAGGATTCTTATACTTATCTCTATTGGTCTGCTTTTGCTTCTTCACATAACGCATTTTCATTGCGTCAATATAACGAATCTCTTGAAGACCTTCATGAGGTTTCTTCAAGTCAATCACTTTATGATAATATATTCTACCATCAACATACCAGTTTCTATAAATTTCATGGGCTTTCTTATCAAAGTCCATTAAATCTAGAATATACTTAAACTCATCTCTAATCTTTTTCTTAATACCATCACTGGCATTTAAATGATCTAAATCAAGTTGAACTGGTGTATCATTACTATCAGAGACTAATGCCTCATTTACAATATCTTCAATAGCACTATCCGCTTCAGGATGAAGTGCCATTTCACGATATCTTTTAATTAAATCAAATTCAGTTCTATATACCCCATCCAGATCTATAGACTGACCAAAAAAACCACTACTCATATAGTAGTCATTCCCGTCCTCTTGATTAGGAGGAACGGGAGAGACTGCCGATGGAGATAGT